CTCAAACGGAACTGTAAATACAGTCTGCCCTGCTGTGGCTGTATACGAGATACGAGGGCTGTTATCACTAATTAAAATCGTCATGTCTGCATCCTAACATTATTTAGCTAATAAATCATGTAAATCTTCAAAGGCAATATCAACTCCAAGGACATGCAACCAAGGCAGGTTTCTACTTAATGCCTTTGCATGTTTAGAAGAGTTATTTTGAGTATAATCACGGGCCGCTATTGCAAGGTCGCGCAACTGAGAGCCAGCAGGCCCGATAAGCGGATCGTATAAATTCTCGCTTGATGTCTTAAACTTTCCTGGAATCGGAAGCTGATCTTTATCAACGCCTAGTGCTTGTGCAGAGTGCAACCCCTCATAAATTAAGTCTCCATAAACGCCAATAACACCAGAGCGCTCAACAACACGAGCAGTAATTTCTTCTATATCTCTATCTTCGCTAAATAAGAATGGCTTGGTAATATAAAGGAGAGCAGTGCTTGCCGCCAAACTTGCAGTAATGTGTTGCAGTCTGCGTTCTTTTGCGGGATCAAATGACCTGCCCAAGACACTATTAGTAGCACCAAAGATATAGTTCATAAATTGGAAAGGAAACTTTAATAATCCAGAACCGACTCGAACATATTGCACCCCCTGATAAGTAACTGACTCATCAGGTTTGGCCCCAAGGACTTTCATAAGGGGATGGTAACGAACATAAGCAAGGCCATCTACAATGCGAGGCTTATCAAAGTTCTTTGCAAAAATAACGTGAGCATCTGTCGCTAAATCAATAGCCTGAGAAAGCGCCTGGAGAGCCTCTCTAGCATTTTTGCTTGTCATATCCCAGTCTTTTGTATTGGCAAAAAATACACGACCACTTTCACTTACTTTGTGGTGCTGAACAAGTTCTTTTGCAACCTTTCTTACTGTGGTTGGGTTTAACCCAAGCTCACCTAATTGTTGCAACTCTGCATTGGTAATCGTCTTGTTAACAGACTTTAATACAGTCCTTACAATATCAGATGTATTATGAGTGGCCGCAATTCTTCGCGTGCCTGTTGTTATACCAAGAAGATCATTACCAATAAGCGGAGTATTAAACCACAGCTTGTCAGGGTAATGGGTAATTTTATCAGCCATAGTAGGTTGCAACCCAGTAATAGACTCGCCCATAAGTTGCTCTTTAATCATATCTGGATGGTAAGACAAAACTTCACCAAAGGTCTCAATGTCCTGTATTTGAGTTCGCAAGGCATCAAAGTCGCTTACCATATCTCTGACCATTCCACGCACAGAACGTGACGCCGCCATATTTGACATATCAGCAAATGCCGTTATCCCAGACGCTGGCAATCGACTCCATGCGGTAAGGCTACTTGCAACTTGAGCAATCTGATTATCCCAACGATGCGGAGAGCCTCTGTGAGAGCCATTGTTTCTCAAATAGTCCCCCTTAAAAGCAATCAGGGACTTTTGAATAAGTTTAGGAGACGTGCCTTCTTTTTCACCGATCAACACAATTTCATCGAGAACATTTTGCAATGACTTGTTGCCAAAGTTTCTGCGCCAGGCAATGTTATGCCCTTGGTTCTGAGCATAGCGAGCAAAGACGTTTAGGTCTTTAACAAGGAATGGCTTTAGAACCGAGTCGGGCAGGTGCAATGCTCGCCGCTTCAGGTGCTTTTGCTTCATGCTTCCTTTGACATATTGCACTGGCTCATCTTCGTCGCTAATAATTCTATTAACAGTAGCGATCGCATCTTCTCGCGGATTTGACTCGTGCGGGACAAAGCGCCCCTGATCGTTGATCTTGCCAGTGATAGGATTCTCTTTATACTCAGCCTCAAGAACTCTAACAAAGTTATGATACATATCTCCGCGCTTCTTTAGCTCAAGGATATTGTAAAAGCGAGGAAGAAGATATTCACCCTCTGCTCGCGCACTAAACAGAGCGTCCTCTAAATCTTTTATACCGTTCGCACCATTCATCAACTCATCATTCTCTGCCTCGAGCCTAGCAACTTTAGCTTCGCTACCAGGCTTAGTTCTGTCCATTGTATTAAGAATGTTTTCGTTTAACGTAACTTTCTTTCTAAGCTGTGCGATAGCATTTTCGTAATGAGTGATGCCCATAAGCATCCCTTCATCTTGGCTAAGTGCCAGGAAGTCTTTGAAGAAAGCCTTAATATCTTTGTGCAAGTTTTCTTGGTTTTTACTAAGCTCTACCTTTTTGCCGCCACTGTTAATATCAATATACAGATCAAGTTCAGACTGAAACCATTCTTCCCTATTATTAGAAACAAAAATTAAGTCATCGTAAGATGCGTTTAAGGTTCTGCTTCTAATCGGCTGACGGCCCTTAACTTCTAAGGCCCAGTGGTTATCAACCTTCAAGGCAAAGTCACGGAACATTCCAGTAAAGTAACCCATCTGTTGATCTACAGCGTTGGTTCCAAAGCCAGCAGTGTTTCTTTCTAATGCAACTTGATTATTGCCAGTCTGCAAAGAGAGAAGTCGCTTGATACCATCTGGAAGGTTGTTATCTCTCAGCAAATTAAATACAGGGCTTCCCGCAATATGATATTTAGTAAAGGCAGTTTTCTTTAAGCCATAGCCGTTTGCTGTATCAGACTCGGCATAAGTATTAATTCTAGCCTCATAATCAACATCTAATTCATCTGCTTTTTGCGGGTGATCTATGCGATTCTTTTCTTTGTTGTAAAGAAAGTCAGTATAAATTTCGATGCTTTCTATATCTTTTCCGAGACCTCTGCCGCCAGCAACCGCAGGTGTGGCGTAAGAGCCATCGGCAAACTCTTTTGCTACTTGCTTGCGATTAATAGTAAATGTTTTTTCCATTGTAATCTCACCAGTTTCAGGATCAATTACTTCCTTCTTTTCAAGGCGAACACGTTCAGTAGGAGAAACAACAGGTTTTTCTCCAGTTGGCCCTGTTTCAAAAAACCCTTCATCTGGCTCGGGTTGTTGTTTAGGATTTATAGTCACACCGTCCAAATCAAAAGATTCATCTAATTGTGATCTGAGTGCGGTTAAATCAAGCTCCCAATCAATTTCAACCAGCTGTCCTGGTGCGCTTCCTAATTTAGGGGCAATGCTTTTTATTAGTGCAATTATTTCTTCCTGTGAGAAATCAGCAATTTTTTTTCCTTGCTGTCCAGCACCAGCAGACCGAACTGTATACTTTGGCGAAAACGGGTCTACTGTAGTAGCAGAGCTAGCTGAGCCTACAATAACCTCGTTACCATCTAAGTCTTGAACTTTAACGCTTCCACTGTCACTTCTTTCAATAACACGCGCTCGATAAGGAGTTCCACTTGAAGTAAAAACTGTTATTACATCTTCTTCAGGATCAATAGATGGGCCTGTAGGAATACCATCATCTGAGGTCTCTACTATTTTAATATCACCAAAGTCCACACCCTCTCGCTCGTGGATTTCCAGCTCTCGCTCTGCCTTCTCCATAAGGTAAGGAAAGCGATTCCGAATACGAGAGTTTGCGCTCAATGCAGTTCTTACCGCATAAGGAATACCAGCACCAATAACGCCGCCAAACACAGCACTACCAGCAATGTTGGTAACAGCTTCTGTTCCTGTTTCCAGCTGGTCAAATGGATAGCGAATAGCCTCAACAGCAACGCCACTATATAAACCAGCCTTAAAGCCAGCCTTACCAGCTTGAAGAATCGTTCCCGCGCCAACCGAGGCTCTGGCGGCTGGGCCAACGTAAGGAACAGCAAAAATAAGGTTGATTGGATTAAACATCTCTGCGGCAAAGCTAGTAAGCATACCAGCACGATCAAGAGACTCGCGTCTCTCCTGGTTGTCTCTCAGACTTTGCGCCAGAAAATTAAAATGATCTTGGTTTTTGGCGTGAGCAAGGTGCGTGATGTTGGCTTCAAGAAATGGATCAGAGCGAACATTAGAGGCAAAATCAAAGTTTTGATCAACTGGTTGTTCACCGTATGTCAAAAACTCTAGCGTTGCATCCATAATAGGAACAGCATCGCGCTTGGTTACTGAAACCAATGTATCAACAAACCCCCCAGATATTCCGTCAGCAATAGAAATGTCTGGGTTGTATATAGATTTAGGTGTTAAAATTCTTTTGCTCACTTAGCAGTTTCCCCCAGAGTGGATGTTTCCGTGGTGTCGTCTGGCAAAATTCCCACCCCATAAGCATAGCCTAACCGATCCATAACGGAGGGTTTGGCCAATGCCGCGCTTCGCATTAATTGTATTTCTTCATCGTTAAGACGTTGATTAAGAAAAGCCGCTCTTTCGTAGTTATCAGAATCAAATATTACTGGAACACCATTTTTTAAGACTGAGCTTTGTGCACCTATTTCATTGACAGTATAAGCCGCCCACTGAGTACTCAAGGCACTTGAAGAAAGAGGGCGCAAAAATACCTGCTCTCCCTCTTTAGACAAATCAATAAGTTCTTGTTTAAGAGCAGACTGAGACGATGGAGACAGGCGAGAGGCTGGAGAGTTCGCATATTTAGCAAATGAATTATTACCTGGGTCAACTTCATAGAAGTCGTTTCTGCCGTGGTTGTTTTCTAAGTAAGTAGAAATAGCACCACTAACATTTCCCACTGTCGGCATAGGCAACAAATACATTGCCAAGGCCACGGCGTCATCTCTTGCCGACTGTGGAATCCCATCAAAGTCACTATTAGTATTTACAAAATATGTTGCTACAGCTTTTAAGCTAGGCGTTCTTGTGTCAGATAAATCGTATTCAGAATTTCTTGCGGCGTTAGATAGAATCTCCGCATCAGTCATAACAGACCTGGATGTGTATGCCTCAACCAAGGCCGTTTCGCCTAACCCATAAATAGGTTGGTAGTATTCGTAAGCCGCCTCAATCTTCTTCCCTTTATCACCGCCAAAGTATTGCGAGAGTGTTCTGCCCTGAAGCTGTTGGGTGGCGCTAATGTTAGCGAGTCGGTTCATCATTGGAACAACAAGCTGGGGATTAGCAAAAACACCTTCTCCTCCAACAAACTCATCAGCAACCTTATATAATACTTGGCCTGGATGTGGCCCATTATTCTCTACTTGAGCAAGATCAAAACTAGGGTTCAAAGCATCTACTGAACTTTTAACCCCATAAGCAATGTCTACATTTTCTCTGTTTTCAGCCGTGTTGGATGAAAAGCTCATTTCGTATTTAGCTTTTGTAGACTCAGTTGTTTGAATTAGCTTTGCAGATGCAACTCTGTCGTTATAAACATCAGATACCCTGCCATTAAATTCAGAACGACGAGTAGCATCCATCCCCTTAATTACTTCAAGGGTCTGAGGAAATGCCTTAATAAGATCTTCGTTGTCTTCAGAGAGCGGGTCTTCTAGCATCTTAAACAATGCAAGAGGAGCGTCCCTACCCTCTTCAAGAAAAGCGCCATAAGCCTTTTGATCCAGAAGATTGTCTTTAGCCGCAGATGCTTGAGCAGGAGTAAACCCATAAACAGCGATCATATTTTCTTCAATATCAGCTACAGCAAAATTAAACATATCATTTCGCTGATCGCCGTGAAGACTTCCTATGTCAGAGGAATACATATTAAGCACATCAAGATAAGTTGCTTGCGCTTGTTTCTTTTCTAACTCAACCCCTTCAAGGCGAAGAGAGTTAATATGTGGCTTTCCATAGCTGTATAGCTGTCCGCCATAAGCCTTTACAAAATCTTCCCCGCCAGAATCAGAGACGCTTTTTAGGCTCTGCTTAACATAGTCATTGTATAGCTCGGCATAACGTTCTGGGTTCTTTTCTTGCAGATGCAATTCTTTTGCAAATGTTGAAGCATCACGAACCATAGCATCGGCGTAACGTTTGTTAAGGAGTTGGTTTGCATAGTCGTTTGATGCGCCAAACCCACTAATAGGCTTGTATTCCTTAACACCATACTCATCTTCGACTACAATTTCTGTGGCGGCTTTTTCAGCCCCTTTCCGTTGAGACCTTTTTGCAAACTCAAACGCAAGATTACTAGTCGCCTCATACATTCGGGCTTGAGCCTGATATACCTTTTCACCACCAGTGTCTGTATTAACAACACCAATGCGTCGATTGATTATTGATTGGCCTGGGCGAGTTCTTTTAATTTGTGCAACCATGTTTTTTTCCTATTTTACAAGCGATGCCGCTTGACCAAGACTACTAAGCATACTGGCTTTTCCTTGCGCCCTGGCCGCTTTAGCAGATGCTCTACCGCGAGCAATAGTCATTCGCGCTTCTGATTCTATTTTCTCAACATCTCTGCGCTCTTGTGCCCTAATACGATCAATATCTTGACCATATCTCCGCGCCTCTTCTGTGCGAAGTGCTCCAATGCTTCGATCGCTTCTACCCATAAACGCCGCCATAGCTGCATTTGAACTTGCGGTGTCCTTAAAAGTATCAAGGCGCTGGAGATGTTGCTGAGAAGCAATCTCTGCAATCTGAAATCTTTGTTTGCGAATCTCAGCGGCTTGCGTTTGAGCTTGCCTTTGTATTGCTCGGGCCGCAGAACGACTTGCGCCCATACCCATAAACCCCGAACCAACTGAGATTGCCGCCGCTATTTGCCACATTAGAATGTTACCTCAATTATCATACCGTTAATCTGCAAATCGAATGGAACAGACTGCGTAACAGTAACAGTAGGGTCACGCCCAATTCCAATCAACCTAAATTCTTTCCTACCTGTAAACTTATTCCTATCAAGTGAAAAGTCATCGGTAGTATTTCTAATAACCATGTCCTTACCGTTGACTGCGGCAGACAGTGTGTCCTCAAGATCGAGAGTAACCATGTCAATTTTACGAGGGCCAGCAGTAATTGGCCCACCAGATGTTATCGCATCGATAGGCATTGTCTCTAGGATAGGATTAAACTGATACCCAATGTAGGCAGTAGTAACCTCTTTAACAGAAGACACATCTACCTGACCGCCAGACACAGTAAACTCACCCAGATAATCTGTGCCGCTAACTACCTTGACAACAGCACCATCACTAAATTGAGAGCTAACAGTAAACACACCAGCAGTGCCAGTAAACTCACCGCAAAAGTCCATGGGCATTTCAGTGTTAAACTTCTCAAGGAAGTAAGAGTCTGTGCCATCACCATCGTCCCGAATTGTAATGGCGTATACATTGCGATCTACAGAGCAGATACTATGAAACTTGCCAGGCGTATCCCACAACATCCATCCTGCTCTCTTGTCGCCACGAGAGGAGTAGAAAATGGAAATGGTATTGTCATCGTTAATCATAAAGCAGTAAGACTCTGCTCGATCAAAGCCACCCTTAATGCTTGCAGACTGAATAGGGTCGCGCATCAGGTGTTGTGCAGTCACAGAGACATTCTCGGTGTTATAGGCTTGCTCTACCTCACTATACACATAAGAACCCAACATCTTGCCAGAGGCTTGCGTATAGAGCGTTGCGCCATCAAACGGCTGGGGTCGCATAGGGGAAGACCCAAACGGCGTCTGACGCTTTACTATGGCGTTCGTAGGGGTAACTGGGCGATCATTAAAGGCAGGAATAAATGACTCAGAGCTTGCAGAAAAGATTTGCAGGTCACGATTAACTACTAAATGCAAGATTTGAGAGTATTCACCAAAGTTTGAGTTTAGATCAATAGCATCATCATCGCTACCATTACCTACATCAAAATTAAAGAACGAGTTGGATTGGGAGGCCCAGACATGACCAGGTTGTGACGTTGTTCCAGCAAACCACAAGCGGCCCTCGTGAAATGTAACTGCGCCAGGATAACCGCGAACAGTGGAATAAGACTGCTCATACCACTCGGGGGTTGGGGCTGTAGAAGAAATCTCTACAGAGCCACCGCCAATAGCAGAGGAAGATGCGTTAGAACCAGCAGTATATTCAAATGTATTTAGATCAATAACACGAGCTACTGTTTTGGTTCCTTCGATGTGACTCGCGTTAAGGCCACCCAAAGCACCCACACGATCAATGTCAAAAGAGTTACCAACAGCCAAACCATGAAGAGCCATAGTAACTTGAACAACACTAGTGCCATCAAACACTTCAATAGAATCTGGAAGCAGTCTACGAAGAATTGTTCCAGTAACATCCACAGTAACTTCAGTTGCACTAACATAAGTTTTAATCTCGCATGGTGTATTGCCAATTAAAAGGTATGCGCCAACATGATCTGCCACAAAGTAATCGGCGCTAGATGTAATTGTAATACCAGTTCCCGTGACCGCAGAGGGGGTAAGAGTTACACCAGAAGGCTGAAACTTAAAGTATGGATGCGTTGGGCTGGAATCATTACCGTTATCATCAAATGCAAAAACTTCAGACGTAAAGGTTTTAAGGCCAGTTCTACGCAATACGCGCGTCGGAATAGTTGGATGACAGATAATGGTTACATCCCCAGATGAAGCAAGAGTAAGGCTAGGAATAGTGGCAGTCGTCCAGGGACAGTCAGTTGCGCCACTAAGGGTGACGGGGGTTGTATCAACCTCTCCAGTAGTAGGATTAATAAAGAATATATCTAGCGCATTATTCTTAAAGCACAGGATGTATTCCTCATCATCAGAAAAGGTAAACGGCTCTGCGCGAATCTCAAGGCGATTGGCAGTGTCTACGCTATCAGAGAACTTGTAAATAAACTCTCCACCAGGACGCTTCTTTACACCGCCCTCGTTAATGATAATAAAGTTACGCACCTTTTGACCGCCAGCCTGATAGACTGCGGCGTCAACGCGAGAGGTAAATGATGGGCTTAGTTCACCGTATTGAAAGCTGTGGAGCGGTATCTTTAGTTTAGCCATTATGACCGCCTTTCGTTAATGAACCTCGATGTCGTTAGTTTGCGTGTAGTGTTTTGCTGGCTGTCCAGATTACGCGCCTTTGCCATCAAGATAGACTTCTTCTGCTCCATGATGGAAGTCAGAGATTCATTTCGAGCAATAGAACTAGCAAAGATGGCCGCTAGGCTATACTCAACCGCAAGCGTAAAGTAAGAAGGCCAGTTGATTTCTTCAGCACGGAATATAAAGTCTGCAATGACTTCTTCATTCTCGCTGGCATCACAAAAGACTTTGTCGCCGTATATTGTGTAATTGATTGGCTGGTCTGCGATAGTGACTGCGTTCAGCATAAGCGTCCCTGATGGAAGCTGGTATGCGGCGTCAAAACGGCCAGTAGGTTCTTCAGATAGTCGGGCAAGCTGGGCTTGCTCAGTGGCGAAACGCCAGCGTGTATCGCACAAACTTGCTTGCGCCACGTCTTCATACATATTTACAGCAACAAGGGCCTCAGTTGTATTGTCTTCAAAAGAAGTAATAGGCTCTGCCCCAATAAGGATCAAAGCCCGTGAACAAATGTCGATTGCACTATTAGCTACTGTGGATGCCATGTCGCCTCGCTATTGGTAGTAATGAGGGGCAGGACGAACCTGCCCCTCCAAACACTAGACTTAGTTGTTGTCCAGAAGTTCGTAGATACCATTGCTGTCGATAGCAACAGAACCCATGCTCATGTGAGCAGTTACCAAGTGAGCCACTTTCTGTGGAACGTAGTTCACTTCGGTAGCGACATCTGAACCAACAGCCAGACCAACAGCAGAACTGTGGTAGGCAAAGTTCTTGCCACCAGCAACAGCAGACGTTGAGAAGATCTTGAAGCCCAAGAACTCTTTCATTGTCATGCCGCCAGCGAATGGCAGGTTTTGGTCGCCAACGTAATCGCTTGATGCGAACTCGTTGATGCTGAACA